TCGAAGCGGATTCTCGTTTATGTCCTCAGCTGAATCAGTTAACCTTGCAACAATATCAACGGATTCACGGTTTGGAATATTGTCCAAATCTGGTCCAGATGCAAAGAAGATGTTCACGGATAAAGTCGTACCAATTTCGGTCAACTACCCGTTTTTCTTCAAGCCGATCCAAGACGGTATGGACAGGCCTAAAACCGAACTTGCTTATAGAGTCCCTGCCTCCAAATTTACCCGTAGAAAACTTGATTCCAATGAAACCCTTAAAGAAATCACCGGTTTGGACACCACAATTGATTGGAAGAACACCGGTGACAACTCCTACGATGGTGAAAAACTCAAGCTTCTCGTCCACGATGAATCAGGTAAATGGGAAAGGCCCAATAACATCCTCAACAACTGGCGTGTTACGAAAACCACCCTTAGATTAGGTAGTAAAGTAATTGGTAAATGTATGATGGGAAGTACATCTAATGCCTTAGATAAAGGCGGTGATAACTTCAAAAAATTATATTATGAATCAGATGTTAACGAAAGAAATGCCAATGGACAGACTCGTTCAGGATTATATTCTTTGTTCATACCTATGGAATGGAACTATGAAGGATACATTAATTCTTATGGAATACCTGTCTTCGATGCTCCAAAAAAAGATACCTTTGGACCGCATGGTCAACAAATAAGAAAAGGTGTAATAGAATATTGGCAAAATGAAGTAGATGGTCTTAAGAAAGATCAAGATGGTTTAAATGAGTTTTATAGACAATTTCCAAGAACTGAGCAACATGCTTTTAGAGACGAAGCTAAACAATCTATATTTAATTTAACTAAAATATATGAACAAATTGATTTTAATGAGGATTGTAAAAGTGAATCATTAATAACAACAGGTTCTTTCAATTGGTGTAATGGTATAAAAGATAATCCAAATGGTGTTATCTTTATGCCAAATAAAAATGGTAGATTTAAAGTTTCGTGGATACCTGAATCAAATCTTCAAAACCGATTGATATTAAAAAACGGATTAAAATATCCAGCAAACGAGCATTTAGGTGCTTTTGGCTGTGATAGCTATGATATATCAGGAACAGTTGATTCTCGTGGTTCTAATGGATCGCTACACGGTTTAACTAAGTTTTCTATGGAAAACGCACCTGCAAACACTTTTTTCTTAGAATATATAGCTAGACCGCAAACCGCTGAGATGTTTTTTGAAGATGTTTTAATGGCTTGTATATTTTATGGTATGCCGATACTAGCCGAAAACAATAAACCTAGACTTTTATATTATTTTAAAAGAAGAGGTTATAGAGGCTATTCAATGAATAGACCAGATAAAGCTATATCAAAACTATCTGTAACAGAAAGAGAAATTGGTGGAATACCTAACTCTAGTGAAGATATAAAACAAGCACACGCTGCCGCTATAGAATCTTACATAGATAGTTATGTTGGTAATTTAGGTGAATCATATGGAAACGTTTATTTTCAAAGAACACTAAATGATTGGGCTAGATTTGATATAAACAATAGAACAAAGCACGATGCTTCTATTAGTTCAGGACTTGCTATTATGGCTTGTAATAAAAATAAATATAATCCAATTTTTAAAAGAAAACTAGAAACAAAACCATTAGGTTTTAAAAGATATAATAACGAAGGATTTAGTTCAAAAATAATACAATAAATGAAATATACTAATTACGTAGGTTCATTTCCAAGTCAAGTAGTATCAGACGAAGAGAAGCAAAGTTATGACTATGGTTACGCGGTGGCTCGAGCTATTGAAGGCGAGTGGTTTTCTGGAGACAGAGGCGGTATGGGAAATAGATATCAAAATAGTTGGTTAAATTTTCACAGATTAAGACTGTATGCTAGAGGTGAACAGCCAGTGCAGAAATATAAAGATGAATTGTCTATTAATGGTGATTTGTCTTATTTAAATTTAGACTGGAAACCTGTTCCAATTATACCAAAATTTGTTGATATAATAGTTAATGGTATGTCTCAAAAAGTGTTTGACATAAAAGCCTATGCCCAAGACCCTGAGTCTTTAAAGCAAAGAACAAAGTATGCAGACGCAATAATGAAAGATATGTATGCTAAAGAAATAATCCAAGCAACAAACGATGCTACAGGTCTAAACTTCTTTAATAGTAATGATCCTAATAACATACCTGAGTCTCAAGATGAATTAGATCTACATATGCAACTGTCTTATAAACAGTCTATAGAAATAGCAGAAGAAGAAGCTATTGAAAATGTTTTAGCAGCTAATAAATACGACTTAATAAAAAGAAGATTAATAGCTGATCTAACTATCATAGGTATAAGCGCGGTTAAAACAGATTTTAATTTATCAAATGGTGTTACGTTGAATTACGTAGATCCAGCTAATTTAGTTTATTCTTATACAGAAGATCCTAATTTTGACGACATATATTATGCTGGTGAAGTTAAGTCCATAAGCTTGGTAGAACTTAAAAAGCAATTTCCTGGATTATCAGACGAAGAGTTAAAAGAAATAGAAAAATTTCCTGGTGATGCAAATTATACTAGAAACTTTTATGCGCAACAAGATTCTTATAATCAAGTTCAAGTGTTGTATTTTGAATACAAAACTTATACTAACCAAGTTTTTAAAATAAAACAAACTGACCAAGGTCTAGAGAAAGCTTTAGAAAAGCCAGATACATTTAATCCACCTGAAAGTGATAACTTTGAAAGAGTTGGTAGAGCTATAGAGGTTTTATACACTGGAGCTAAAATACTAGGTCATGAGATGATGTTAGAATGGAAGTTGTCAGAAAATATGACAAGACCTAATGCTAATGTTACTAAAGTAAACATGAATTATTCTATTTGCGCACCTAGAATATATAAGGGCATGATAGAATCAACAGTTAGTAGAATAACTGGTTTTGCTGATATGATTCAATTAACCCACTTAAAACTTCAACAAGTGCTTTCTAGAATGGTTCCTGACGGGGTTTTTGTAGATGTTGATGGTTTAGCTGAGGTTGATTTAGGTAACGGAACTAATTATAACGCACAAGAAGCTTTGAATATGTATTTTCAAACTGGTAGTATTGTGGGTAGATCTATGACGCAAGAAGGAGATCTAAATAGAGGAAAAGTACCTATTCAAGAGCTACAGACATCTTCGGGTAATGCTAAAATAGGTTCTTTAATACAAACTTATCAGTATTATTTGCAAATGATTAGAGATGTTACTGGATTAAACGAAGCTACAGATGCTAGTACTCCAGACGCGCATGCTTTAGTTGGATTACAAAAAATGGCAGCCGCAAACTCAAATACAGCGTTAAGGCATGTAATGCAGGGTGGATTATATCTGACCTTAAGAACTTGCGAAAATATAGCGTTGAGAATAGCGGATGCTTTAGATTACCCATTAACTAGAGCTGCTTTAATAGACTCTATATCGTCTTACAACACTGGAACACTAGAAGAGTTACAAGATAGAAGTTTAATGGACTTTGGTATATTTTTAGAATTAGAGCCAGATGATGAAATGAAAGCGCAACTTGAGCAAAATATTCAGACAGCACTTGCTTCTGGTGGTATTGACTTAGACGACGCTATTGATATTCGTCAAGTTAAAAACATAAAACTAGCTAACGCTTTGTTAAAACAAAGTCGTAAAAAGAAAGCTGCAAAAGATCAAGCTAATCAACAAGCGAATATACAAGCTCAAGCTCAAGCAAACTCTCAATCCGCTCAACAAGCTATTGAAGCTGAAATGCAAAAACAACAAGCACTGGCTGAAACAACAATACAAATAGAGCAGGCTAAAATACAGTTTGAAATAAACAAGATGCTTCAAGAGGCTAAGATTAAAAAAGAACTAATGGCAGAAGAGTTTAGTTATAACATGAAGTTAGCTCAAATTAAATCACAAGGAGAGACTAGAAAAGAACAAGAGATTGAAGACAGGAAAGATAGTAGAATACAAAAACAAGGAACACAAGAATCTCAATTAATAAATCAAAGACAAAACAACACTTTACCTCAAGACTTTGAATCTGCTGGATTTGACGGTTTAGGAGGGTTTGGATTAGAGCAATTTAGTCCTAGATAAAGAATTATCAATTTTTAATTATATTATATTATGTCAAAAGAAACAGAAGTAAAAGAACCTGTTAAACAGGAAGGTGATTTTAAAGTAAAAAAGAAAGTACCTAAAAAATTAATTGTACCAGAAGAAACCGTTAAAATGGATTTTGCTGCAGTTAATAAAAAAGAAGAACCAATAAAAATAGATTTAGATGCCGTTCAAAAGCAAAGCTCAGAGGAAGGCGTGTTACTCGAAGAAGGACCCAAGGTGGAATTGCAAGCAGTGGGACAAGGAGACGAAAAACCCGTTGAGAATGTTATTAAAGAAATATCAGACTCAGAAATAGACACTAAAGAAATACAAAAAGAAGTAAAAGAAGCCGTAAGAGATCAAAAAGTATTAGGTAAGCCTTTACCTGAAAACATTGAAAAGCTAGTTTCTTTTATGGATGAAGTACCTGGTTCTACAATTGAAGATTATGTTAGATTAAATGCTGACTACTCAAACGTTGATAACAGTACTTTGCTTAGAGAATATTATAAAAACACACGTCCACACTTAGACTATGATGAAGTTAACTTTTTATTAGAAGATAATTTTAAATATGATGAAGAGGTAGACGAAGAGCGCGATGTTAGAAAAAAGAAACTAGCGTATAAAGAAGAAATTGGAAAAGCTAAAAGCTATTTAGATGGTCTTAAGGATAAGTATTACGATGAAATCAAGTTGAAATCTAACGTTGATCCTGACCAACAAAAAGCCGTTGACTTTTTTAATAGATATAATGAA